ATTTGGGTACGATCTGAACACGCTGCTTTGAACAGCTTACTGCAAGGTGCAGGAGCTATCGTTATGAAGAAGGCTCTGGTTATCTTCAACGATAAGATCAAGGCAAACAAGTGGCCTGTTAAGCTCGTAGCCAATGTGCATGATGAGTTTCAGTTTGAATGTCCTAAAGATATTGCCGAAGATGCTGGCAAAGCTGCTAGGATGTCAATCATTGAAGCTGGTGAGTATTTCAAGCTTAGATGTCCTCTTGATGGGGAATATAAGATTGGAAGAAATTGGAGAGAAACTCATTGACACCTCACGAAAGTGTGGTATAATTTATATATGCGAGTGTGGTGGAATTGGTATACACAGCAGACTTAAAATCTGCCGCCGAAAGGATTGAGGGATCGTGACCCTCCACTCGTACCAACAACTGAAATTTAAATAAGGAAATTAAAATGGACAACAAACCAGTCAAAATCGCAGGCCAACTCTTCTGGGCTAACTGGATGAAGGAATTCAATACCAAGTTTAACGAAGAGAACAACAAGTATGAATGTACTATTGGTATGCTCTCTGACAAGGCTTGTGAGGCTCTGAAAGCGCAAGGCATTGTGATTAAGAACAAGGATACGATGGGTAATTACATCGTTGGTAAGTCTAAGTTCCTGTTTGAGCCTATGGACACCGAAGGTAATCCTGTGGACATTGGCAAGATCGGTAACGGCACTAAGGTAACTGCTCTGGTTGGCTCCTATCGCCACAAGATGAGTGCTCGATTCGGTGCTGCTCCGTCTATCGGCAAGATCATCGTCACTGACTTGGTTGTCTATGGTGGTGACGCTGATAGCGAAGAAGATGACTCAGACATCCTCTGAAGACATCAAGATTGCACTGGTAGATGCTGACTTTCTTGTCTATCGTATTGGGTTCAGTACGGAGGATGAGCCAGTTGGCATCGCTAAGGCTCGATTAACGGAGTGGTTAGAGAACTTTATCTATGTGAATCTCAAGGCTGACGAATACAAAGCTTGGATTACAGGTAAGACTAACTATCGTTATGACATCGCCAAGACAGTTCCTTACAAAGGTAACCGCAAGGATGTAGCTAGACCTAAGCACTATGAAGCCTTACGGCAGCATTTAGTGAAGCGTCATGATGCTATCCTTACTGTTGACCAAGAAGCTGACGATGCGGTAGCTATCGAGTCTACAAAGCTCTTAGATAACTGCTGGATTGTTCATGTGGATAAAGACTTGGATCAGTTGCAAGGTTGGCACTACAACCCTGTTAAAGATGAGAGGTACTATTTAGATGACTACAGTTCGTATAAAGCGTTTTGCACTCAAATACTCACGGGTGACAGGATTGACAACATCCCGGGCTTGGACGGTATTGGCCCGAAAAAGGCTGATAAAGCTCTCTCGAAAGCGACCACCAAGGCAGCGCTCATTGAAGCTGCGTTTGATAAGTATCAAGAACTTGGCTATTCGGCGGAGTATTTTAAGGAACAAGGGCAGCTCTTGTGGCTGAGACGATATGAAGGAGAACTATGGCAACCGCCAAACAAGTTGCAACCAAGTACGGATTCCGTAGCGGACTTGAAGAGCGAATAGCTGAACAACTAGACAAGTTAGGTGTTGAGTACACATACGAGAAGGTTAAGCTGAAGTACATTAAACCTGCTTCCTCTCATGTCTATACACCTGACTTTGTACTGGCTAACGGGATCATTGTGGAGACAAAGGGACGCTTCTTAGCACCTGATCGTCAGAAGCATTTGTTAGTTAAGAAACATAATCCTGAGCTTGATATTCGCTTTGTCTTTAGTAATTCAAATGCTCGTATCAGCAAGACATCCAGAACAACCTACGCTATGTGGTGTAGGAAGAACGGATACCAGTTTGCTGATAAGACTATTCCAGAGGAGTGGATCAATGAGAGTAAAGCTGATTAAAGAGAATGAAGATGGCAGTGCAAGCTATCTCTTTGACCTAGATGCGGATGAGGCTGATTCGCTTCTCAGGCTTGGCATCCTAGAGGCTATCAAAGCAGGTATTCGTGATGGCGATCTATTGAAAGTGGAAGGTGAAGATGTCAGTAGTTAATGTGGTGTGGACTACACCTAATGCAGAAGAGACCATTGCATACTGTGCTCGTGTAAGTAACCCAGAGAATCAGAATGCTCAAGCAACAGCGCCTAAGCTTCTGAAGTATCTGATTAAGCACAAGCACTGGAGTCCATTTGAGATGGTCAATGTGTGCATGGAGATTGAGACTACCCGTGATATTGCTCGGCAGATTCTGAGGCATCGTAGCTTTAGCTTCCAAGAGTTCTCTCAGCGATACGCTGCTGTCCAAGGCTTTGAGTTGTCTGAGGTACGCCTACAGGACTTGAAGAACCGACAGAACAGTATCGAAGTGGGTGATGATGCCTTGCATGGATGGTGGTATCAGGCTCAGAAGCGTATCCGTGATGATGCTGAGTTCATGTACAATACAGCACTGGCTAAAGGGGTTGCTAAAGAGCAGGCTCGTAAGCTGCTGCCAGAGGGCATGACAATGAGCAAGATGTACATGAATGGCACACTGCGTAGTTGGCTGCACTATGTGGATATTCGCTGTGACAAGGCTACGCAGAAGGAGCACCGAGAGGTCGCTGAGAAGTGCCGTGAAGAGTTAACTAGATTGTTCCCTAATGTAATGGAGGCTATGAATGCTGATTGAAGAATACCAAGAACTAGCGTTTAAGACTGCGCTAGAGACTGCCAAGAACCCTGCTTATATGGTATCTAACCTTACCTCTGAAGCTGGTGAAGTTGCAGGTAAGTATGCCAAGTGGATTCGGGATGGTGTACTAGACGAAGCAGGTATGCAAAAGGAGATTGGTGATGTGCTGTGGCAGATCGCTGGTCTATCGACAGTGATGGGTTGGAGCTTGGCTGATCTGGCGAGTAAGAACTTGCAGAAGCTGGCACAACGACAAATGAACAATACTTTGAAAGGTTCTGGCGATGAGCGATAATAATCAAGACTATACTGGCTATGGCTTCATGTACCGTGATTGTGGTGGTAAGGTTTCCAAGCATGAGGTAACTGTTGATGAGGTTACATGGCCTGAAGTGCTTAATGACTTCGTTAACTTTCTTCAAAGCGTGTACGGCTACGAAATCAAGTCCTCTATTCGTGTAAAAGAGCCTTACTGGATGAAGCATGACAATGTTTCTCCTGAGATCATTGCATACCATGAAGTACATGGATGGAACGGTGAATTCTTCAACGATGAAGCTGACTGGTAAGCATGAGAATTCTAGTTATTCCTGACTGCCAAGTCAAAGAAGGAGTACCACTAGAGCATCTGGAATGGGCAGGGAAGGCTATCTGTGAGTATCGACCTGATGTGGTTATTAACATCGGTGACTTTGCGGATATGCCTTCACTGTCTACCCATGATGTGAAGGGTTCTAAGTACTTTGAAGGTCTTCGATACAAGAAAGATGTAGAGGTTGTTAAGGAAGCTATGAAGAAGCTCCTGAAGCCTTTGCGTGATCTCCAGAAGACACAACGAGATACTAAACACAAGGTGTATAAGCCTCGTATGATCTTGACTCTGGGTAACCATGAGAATCGTATCAATCGAGCAGTTAACAACAACCCAACTCTTGAGGGTTTGATCTCTGTAAAGGATTTAGACTATGATAAAGATTGGGAAGTACATGACTTCTTACACCCTGTATTCATCAATGGTGTTGGTTTTAGTCACTATTGGCCTGTTGGTGCGATGGGCAGACCAGCAGGTACTGCAAGCGCTATCATTAACAAGCTTCATATGTCTTGCATTGCTGGACACCAACAGGGTAAGCAGATTGCCTATGGTAAACGGGCTGACGGGATGCCTATTTGTGCTATCATTGCTGGTAGCTACTATATGCACGATGAGGACTATATGGATCAACTGAGCAATCGTCACTGGCGAGGCTTGGTTGTGTTGAATGATGTGAAAGATGGGAGCTTCGATGAGATGCTTTTGTCGATTGACTACTTGGAGCGTAAGTATGCAAAAGAAATGTGATACCTGCTTCTATGCCTTGATGGACAAAGAATCGGATGCTCCATGCGTCTCCTGTCGTGGCTATTCTAACTATGTGGATGGATTCATGTATGCGCCTAAGTCTCATGGCTCACAGACGCTGCAAGAATGTATTGATGATTGGTTTAAGTCAAAAAGTGATGAAGATTACTCTGACTTTGGTGGAGGAAGTACTTTGAAAGATTATCCCGAATTAAACTACAACACCGTGAGCAAGCCTAAACACTATATGCTGTTTGAAGAGCAAGGCATCGAGGTTCGTGATGTTATTGAGCAACTCATGAAAAGGGTTTACACTGCCTATAATGAAGAAGAAAGCACAACAGTTCCTTTTTCTCCTATGTTTGACTCTGACTATGTACAAATGATGCAATATGTAATGCGCTTCATGGACAAGAATGGTGTTGAGGACTTGAAGAAGGCTCGATGGTATTTGGATAAGCTTATTGATGCTTATGAATCTGACATTTGAAGAATTAAAAGAGAAGCTTCAAAGGGTTGACGAGGTTACACTGCTGGAGTTGCTGGACATTCGCAGTGAGGACATCGTTGAGCGCTTTGAAGACTATATTGAAGAGCAACAAGACAGACTAACTAGGGAGATAGAATGAGAAACCTTCTGACGAAGAAGACAGCGTATACTTTTGACTATCCAGAGGCACTGGCCTTTGCAGATAAACAGAACGGAGTGTTCTGGACATTTGATGAGATTGACCTTGAGAAGGATGTGCATAGCATCCTGACAGACTTTACCCCGTCCGAGCGTCATGGCGTGACTACTTCACTGAAGCTGTTTACCAAGTATGAGCGTATCGTTGGTGATGAGTACTGGTCAGGTACAGTTAAGCCTAACTTCCAGCATCCTGATATTGGCTTGATGGCTGATGCCTTCTGTTACTTTGAGAGCAATGTCCATGCACGATTCTATAACCGGATTAATGAACTGCTAGGCTTGGCTACTGAAGAGTTCCATCAATCGTGGCAATACGATCCTATCTTGGCTAGTCGTATCGGTTATTTGGATAGCATTGTCAGTGGTCGTGATGTTCCTCTGTCCTTGGCTGTGTTCAGCATGATGGAAGGCTGTGTCCTGTACTCTAGCTTTGCTTTCCTGAAGCACTTCCAGAGCAATGGTAAGAACAAACTGAGTAACCTTGTGGCAGGTATTAACTTCTCCGTTCGGGATGAGAATATCCACCATGAAGCAGGTGCTTGGTTGTTCCGTACCTATGTGGAAGAGAATAAGGTAGACAAGGAATGGATCAAGGATCGTGTGTATCAAGCTGCTAAGGCTCTGGTTGACCATGAGCATCGTATTGTTGACCTGCTGTTCTCTCAAGGGGACATTGAAGGCATCAATGCACCAGCAATGAAGGCTTTTGTGAATGCACGAGCTAACATCTGCTTGAACAACTTGGGCTTTGACAGTATCTTTGATGAAGCTGGTGATACAATTTCTGATTGGTTCTATCTTGGTATCTCGTCATCGACTATCCATGACTTCTTTGCCAAGGTTGGTAACCAGTACAATCGTAAATGGAATGAAAAGGGCTTTGTATGGTGAATACACCTGTATTGGACAATAAGTATGAGTTCCTGAGTGCCGAGCGTAAGCGTCTGCAACAACAGGGATTGCTTCCACACTGGTATCAGACAGGTGGATGGGGACTCTTTAAGAGTAAGTACATGGAAGGCTCTACGAGCTTTCGTAATCGTGTGGAGCAGATCGCTGCTACGGCAGCTAAACACGCACCTAAAGATGGAGTGGATTGGTATGCTAAATTCTTCGAAGTCATCTGGAATGGTTGGTTGTCTCCGAGTACTCCGACACTGGCTAATCTGGGTACTAACAAGGGTATGCCTGTGGCCTGTAGTGGTCAGTACATTGGTGATTCTGTTGCTGACTTCTATGGTGAGCTTCTTGATACTGCTGTGCTCACTAAAAATGGCTTTGGTACTAGTGGATACTTGGGAGATATTCGACCCCGAGGCTCGCAAATCGCTACTGGTGGGACTGCTTCGGGAGTTTTACCAGTCTTCCAAACCTATGTAGACGCTATGAAGCGTGTTACTCAGGGTGTCGCCCGTAGAGGTGCTTGGGCAGGTTATCTGCCTATTGACCATCCTGACTTTAATGAGTTGGCTGATTGGGTGAAGAATAACCCTGATGATGCCAATGTGGGTTGGACTGTTAGTGCTGACTTTATGGACTCTCTTGACTCAGGGCATCCAGAGGCAATTGAGCGTTACCAGAAGGCTTTGAAGCTGAAGATGTTGACAGGTAAGGGTTACTTCTTGTTCACCGATAAGGTGGCTGATGCTCGTCCTGATACATATAAGGCTCATAACTTGGATGTTAAGGCTTCTAATCTGTGTACAGAGATCATGCTGCACAGCGGTGAGGAAGAGACATTTACCTGTATCTTGGCTAGCATGAACTTGGAGAAATATGATGAGTGGAAAGACACGAACGCTGT